CTTTGAGTTCCGACAGGATATCATCAACCATAGGTAACCTAGAGGCGTTTGACTCTGGGGTCAGCCTTGACGCATTCCACATAGTGGGCACCATATTCAACAAGACCGGCAACCAGATCTCTGCCAGGGTGGACGGCTCCAACGCATTCACTCCGGTCAACGACTACGACAATGCCATCAACCAGAACCAGGACATAAGGGTAATGAGGAACAGGTCCAATGAGAGGTTTGATGGCCAGGTGGCGGAATTCTTCGTGGTGGGCGCACTGCCGGGCACGGGCGGTACGGACATAACCGACTTCCAGAAGGCTGAAGGATACCTGGCCCACAAGTGGGGTTTGACGGCGAATCTGCCCAGTGACCACCCGTTCAAGAACGTATCTCCGTAACCATAAATACCAGTAAATTATGGCTAAACAGACGATAGATCTAGGTACACAGGGAGGTGCGGACGGCACAGGTGACAGCATCAGGACCGCGGGTGCCAAGATAAATTCAAACTTCACGGAACTTTACGCCACAAGTGCTGTACAGTCGCACATTGGCATGGCACAGAACGAGATCACGTCAACACAGTCAAACGCTGACATTGTGCTGAAGCCAGCGGGCACGGGTGTTGTGAATTTCCCTGCCATCAACTTCAATGACAACAACATCGAGACCACTAGGACCAACGACGACATCAAACTTGTGCCAGCGGGCATCGGTTCTGTCATAATCGACGGATTCTCAATCAAGGACAACAATCTAAATGTCACGCAATCTAACGCCAACTTGGAACTCAAACCCAACGGCTCTGGTTCCGTGGCGATGAATCAGATAACCATTGACTCAACAATCAACATCAATGACAACGAGATAAAAGTCACCACGTCAAACGCTGACCTTGTGCTCACTGCCAACGGTACAGGAAGCATCAAAGCGGTCAAGGTGGACATAGACGGTGGGGAGATCGACAACACAGTGATAGGTGGCGCCACTCCGGCCGCGGCCACGTTCACTACCTTGACATTCTCACCTGTGGCACAGGGGTCACTGAGCACCACTGGACTACAGATAACCGACAACAAAATTACAACCACGCAATCAAACGACAATCTCGAGCTCGACGCCAACGGGGTTGGCTACGTAAGCCTCAATGGACTGCTCTTGCCACACGTGGACGGTGGCACGGGTCAGGTTCTCAGGACAAATGGAAGCGGTCAGTTGGGCTGGTTCACATCTCCTATCCTGTTGGGGGCATCCGACATACAGGACAACCAGACCAACATATCTTTTTCCACAAAGAACGACATAGACCACGTGACAGCATCAGGTGATCATCACAGGGTTGAGTCAAGCACCGCTGTTCTAGACAGTTTCGTTACTTCTAAATATGACAGTGCCTGGTACCTTGCCGTGAACAAGGACGAGAACAGTTCAGAATTCGAGGTGGTCAAGCATTCTGTGGTGCACAACAATACCAACGCATTCATAATAAGTTCGGCGAGTGCTCAGACAGGAACCAACAACCACATAGTGGCAGATGCAGATGTGAACAGCGGAAACGTGAGATTGCTAGGAACCGGCAGTTCGTCCTTCAACTCCATGACCTACTACAGGATCGGCTTGGGAGATGATGACTCCACAGGCTACACAGGAGAACAGGAGGCCGCCGTTGTGATAAACACCGACGTTGATTCCGCTTCAGAGGTCATCGACTCATGGGCACATGCCAATTACAGGGGTGCCAAATACTACATTTCAGTCAACAATGACTCAAAGACGGAACTGATGAACATAGAGGCAGTGGTCGTGCATGACGGAACAAACGCATTCATATCATCTTACGGCATCGTCAACACAGGCAACAATGACCTGTTGACACTGACGGCGGCGATCAACGGAGCCAATGTCGAACTGAGTGCCAGTGGGTTGGAGACAAACCTTAGGGTACACGCATACAGAATTTTACTTGCAGACAACGAAGCGGACAGATCAGGAACCAACGTGAACGTTATAGGAAATGTCACAGTTTCGAGTGCCACAACTGATATTGACACCTTCGACTCTGGAAGTTACCAAGGGGCACATTACATTGTGGTAGGCTACAACGCCACTGAGGGTGCGGCATCCATATGTGAAGCCGCTGTTGTCACTGATGGTTCTAACGCATTCATAACACAATACGCACAGACCAGTACCAAGGGCACTGACCAGATAACGCTGTCAGCGGCACACGATGGTTCAAGCACTGTTACTGTGTCGGCAACATCAACGTCAGGTGGTTCAACAACAGTGAACGCTTACAGAGTGAACATGGCCAAACCATCTGGTACAGCAACAGCCACGGCCACACTGGATACTGTGAGTGCCACAACATACAGAGGTGCCAAATACAACGTGCAGGTGGTGGACACGGCGGGTGGAAACTACGAGTGCTTCGAGGTGAACGTGGTGCACGACGGTTCGACTGCATACACCTCAACGTTCGGCAACGTGGGCAACAACATAGACTTGATCACAGTGTCCGCGGACATAAACGCAGGAAATTTGAGATTGAGGGGCACAATAAATAACACTAACGACCACACAGTGACAGTGGTCAGGAGGGTGATAGAAGCATAATGGCACAACAGACTTTGAACATTGGATCTACGGCGAATGACGGAACAGGTGATCTATTGCGTGTGGCAATGGACAAGGTCAATGACAACTTTGATGAGATATATGCATCTCCGTTGTTCAACGAAGACATAACAATCAGCGGAAACGAGATCAGGGCCAATAGATCTAACGATGATCTGGTGTTCGCACCATCTGGCACGGGTTCAATATTATTTCCGGGCATCAGGATCAATGACAACAACATCGAAGCGGTGCGATCAAATGATGACATCAACATTATTCCTAGTGGGACAGGCTCTGTTACCATAGGTTCTATATCGATAAAAGACAACACCATATCCACCAATGCCACGAATGCCGATTTAGAATTATCTCCCAGTGGTAGCGGTATAGTAACCGCACCAGAGATCACAGTTGACTCAAACATCAACATCAAGGACAACGAGATCAAGACCACAGTGTCCAACTCAGACCTTGTGTTAAATGCTTCAGGCACTGGATCTGTCAAGATCACAAAGGCCAACATAGACGGCGGCACGATAGACAACACAGTGATAGGTGGTACCACTGCTGTGGCAGGCACTTTCACCACGATCACAGCAAACACTTCCGCAGTGATAGACGGAGTTACAATAACAGACAACACCATTTCTACAAACGCATCAAACGCCAATCTTGAACTTTCGGGCAATGGAACAGGCACTGTAACGATCAGTGGATTCTCTTTCCCAACTTCCGATGGTTCCACAGGGCAGTTCATCAAGACGGACGGTGCAGGAAACCTGGGATTCGCCACGGCTGGTGCAACATTGAATCACAGCGACATAGCGGACGCCACCACGACAGTGGCCAGTTCAGCAACATCTGTACTGAACACTTTTCCACTTGCCACATATAGAAGTGCCAAATATTTTATATCAATCACTGACACAACAAACAGCAGATTTGAATTTGTTGAAGCCAACGTGATACACGATGGAACGACCGCCTACATATCATCATATGGTTCGACATCAAACTATGCAGGTGCGCCCACACTGGCTGATCTCACTGTGGATGTGAGTGGCAGTGATGTAAGACTTCTTGGAACAAACATATCTGACGACTCTTGTGTGTTCAAGTTCCAGAGAACAGCAATAGACGTATAACACAGAAAACAATGAAAAGAAATGACCATAGGCGCAGGCCTAGATCTGCACAATCTGAAATAGCACGACTGCGGGAAAAACTACGCAACGAGCGTGATCCAATCGAAAGAGAGAACATAAAACAGCACATCGAACACTGGACCAGAGCCAATAAATAGCATTGTAAGGAGTATTTTATGGCAACGCCGGTGTGGACGACCACAGCAGGTAAATTAGCGACATTCGCCGAGGACAGTTCGTATTCACTACAACTGGAAGCGAACACCAGCGACTCTACAGCCATAACTTACTCAGTGATAGCAGGTAGCCTGCCCTCAGGAATGAGGGTCACATCAACAGGACTACTCACAGGAACTCCGGCCTCGGTTGCCAAGAGAACTCTTTACACCTTCGTCGTGCGAGCCACGTCGGGTTCCACTATCACGGACAGGACATTTTCAATTGATGTGGAGGGACAGGACGCACCTGTGTTCACCACCGCATCAGGACAACTACAACTGGACGACTCGACCAGGGTTGGACTGTACTGGGTTTTGGATGGCGAATATGTCAACTTCCAGTTCACAGCCACTGACGTAGACACTAGGACAGGACAATCACTCAAATTCGAGATAATTTCAGGAATACTGCCTCCAGGACTCACACTGAGCGAGTCAGGACTTCTGTCGGGTATATGCCAATTGACAGATGACTATTTCGAGGATTCCACAAGACAGATAGCGATGACCTTCCCGATAACCGTAAGGGTCAGTGACAGCACCAGTGTAACCACACAACAAAATTCAATTTATGTGTATTCGGCCGCTTACTGGAACGTGAACAATCCAAACATCACCATAGACATGACGGAGATAAACAATTTTCCAATCACAATGGACCATACTTCTCAGCGTAGACCTGTGTTCCTGACAGACTCAAACCTCGGCACGTTCAGGCACGACAACCAACACGTGATAAAGATAGACATAGACGACCAAGATTCCACAGGCAACGATTTCGTCTACTCATTACAGAGTGGTACGCTTCCGCCAGGATTGACCATTGACTCAAACTCGGGAGAGATACATGGTTACCTGCCTAGGCAGGGTGAAGTCACCAAGGACTACTCTTTCACCGTGCGGGCAACACGTACCATGGACACAGGACAGTTAGTGTACAGTGACCAACTGTTCACTATGACAGTGCTTGGAGACATAGACATAGGTGTGACGTTCACCACTCCTGCCAACGTGGGCACTTTGACTGCAGACATTCCTAGCACATTGGCCATAGAAGCAACCGCAGATGAACCAAACAGGGTGTTGTCGTTCTCAGTGACCGGCGGTTCTTTACCAACTGGAATAACACTGTCGCCATTGGGCAATCTTGTTGGAACAATAGATCCCAGTGACTTTACAGATTCTACGAGATCATTCACATTCACAGTGACGGTCAGTGACCAATACCAAGAGTCGGCGGCCACCAAGGAATTCACTCTGACCATCAACATACCTTACACGACAATAGAGTACGGCAACCTGATGGGACACGCCACGTCGTTCATAGACCAGAACATTTTCTACAACATCGCCCAGGACCCAAACATCAACTCACCGGAAGAGATATATCGTCCAGAGGACAGTAATTTTGGCATGAAGTTAGTGCCAGAGATGTTGATGATGGCAGGAGTAGAAGCACAAACTTTGACAACTTTCCAAAATCAAATGGAATTGAATCACGCTCCTATAAATCTTTACTTCGGACAACTTAAAACAGCGGTGGCCAAGCAGAACGGTACGGTACTTTACGAAGTGATCTACATAGACATGAAAGATCCGTTTGTCAACAACGACGGTGTTGAGACAGGCGCGACAACAATCAGACCAAACGCGGTGGAAAACATGCGAGACAGGATCAAGTCTCTGGGACACGATGAGTGGACCTTCTTGCCCTTGTGGATGAAGACACAGCAGGCAGGATCAAAAGGACCTTTGGGATATGTGAAGGCAGTGCCGATTTTGTATTGTAAGCCAGGCGCATCTGCAAAGTTGATGAAAAGGATAAAGGACCTGAATTTAAAATTTAAAAACATAGAATTCATAATTGACAGATACACCGTCACAAAGAGCAAGGTTTCACCAACAACTTTCACTGGAGATGGGTCAACGATGTCATTTGAACTTGACGAAATTGTACACGAAGAAGATATTTTGGTAAAAGTTAATTCCACAGTGCAGGTTCACAAGACCGATTTCCATCTCACGCACGACACAGGCGCTGTCAAAACCACGATAGTGTTCAACTTGACTGCACCATCTCTCGGAGATGTTATAAGGGTGGAGAGAACGAACGATAAATATCTAAGATTTAAGGATATTACATAAAAATGGCAAGTAAAATAATACCAGGAAACATAGACGGCACTTACCCGATTGCGGGTCAGGACAACAGCAGTCAGGGTTTCAGAACAAACTTCACGGCGATCAAGAACAATTTCACTGAGGCAAAGTCAGAGATCGAAGACATACAGAGCAACAAGGCCAGTCTTAATGCCACCAACGATTTTTCTGGAAACATCATCAGTGATGGAGAATTGAAAGACAACAGCGAAACTGTACACGCCCATGGCACACTGGCAGGTACCATAACGTTGAATCACGAAAATGGCCATTACCAGACACTGACCACGAGCGGTTCGATAACACTGGCGTTCTCAAATTTACCAGCAACTAATAAACTGGGGCGTATCATACTTGACGTAAACGTCACATCAACCTCACACACGATTACCATCCCGAGCGCCGTACTGGTTTCGGGCAATGTATCAGGTGGTGACGGAAGTTCTGACACGATCACAGTGCCTACGTCGGGCAGGTACCTTTACGAATTCATGACACCAGATGCGGGCACAACTGTTCTCATGCATCAACTAGGAAACAACTACATCTAATAGGAGGTAGTGATGTACTTTCATCCATTACAAGAAGAAATAGGAAATATGTCTGACGAGGACATTTCTAAAAGGATCAAGGAACTGTCCAGGAAAGTGGCCATAGCAAGGCGTGGCAGGAATCCTGAGATGCTTTACAATCTGCAGATGGCATTGAAAACTTATCAGGACGCAATAAGACAGAGACGTGTAGAGGAATGGCACAAGAACAACAAGAAGTTAAGGAATGAGCCAGACCACGGTGACCTCATAAACATGGAATAGTAAATATTCCTGATGCCAAACAATTTCACTTGGAAGACAAAATTCAAATCAATAATAATAGTAGACAACGAACTGTTCCCCAACGAGTACAGCGTGGAGATATCACTGACACCACACACGGCAAGCCTTAAGGAACAGACCGAGTACTTCGACAGGTTGAAGAATCTGTTCGAACAGGTGTTAGCCAACACTATCACTGCGTGGCGAGATGAACCGTTGTACCAAACTTTGAAGGCCAGCAGTAAAAACAGATTCATTGAATTACCAAGACCACCCTATGACCAGATAATGGCGGCGGTGTGTTTCTGTAAGTCAAACTCTATCCTGGAAAGCAACATGGTCATCAACTGGGTAAAACTGAATTCGTGGCAGGGTGATGGTATTACCTACACGGTTGACAAAGACAGCAAAGAGCTTATACTTTTAGATAGGCCTGACTGGTTCTCGGCGAAATACAGCAAGTTTGATCCGTGGTGGTTGAGGCCTGACACGGCAACATATGACAGAGAATCAGACAAGGGAATATACACAGGACATTTCAGTTGGAACAGCCAACAGATTACCATTGACAAACAGCACCATGAACATGCTAAAATATTTGAATTCAATCCAAAGGTGCTAGATGGCGGAAAAGACAAAGACAAATAATCATGGTGATGTGACGTACTCGGAAGAGGACGCCATCGAACTGCTGTACACTGATCCAGAATTCAATATATCTAAACTGTTTTTCCAAGACACAGCAAAATACAACCAAGCATTGAAGCAAACAGGTTTGGACCTGCCCGAGATATCGACCACACCCGACAGAGGCCCTGTCGCAGAGTTTGACAACAACAACATCAACAACTGGCACATGCCAGAGAAATACTACAAAATCAACGTACTGGAATGGTTACTGGAGAGGTGTCAGAATGACGAAGAGAGATTTCGTGTGCAATTGGAGTACTCACTGTTTGAAAAGAAGAATTTTGTCAAAGTCCTTCAGTTCCTTATCTATTTCGTTGACACGCTGAGAGAGAACAATGTGGTATGGGGAGTTGGCAGGGGCAGTTCGGTGGCCAGTTTCTGCTTGTTCCTGATAGGAGTACACAAGATCAATCCATTGCTGTACAATTTGAACATCACCGAATTTTTAAGATAATTTTATGAAACTTTCAGTAAAATCACATCTCAAAATAGATGAAGTGTTTTTAAAGAACTTATGGAATGAAAGAATCGATGTGGAATTACACAAGGACACCATCATTGACGATGGTTGGTACGAGGTCAACTTTCCCTACACTGGAAATAAAAACGAAATAACAGATATTAAGATCAATGATGAAAGTATAGGACACTTGCTACACACAGGATATTACGTTGACGGAAATGGTGAGTGTTATCAACCAGCATCTGCCATGTGGGATGAAGGTGGAGTTTTTAAGATCTGGATACATACCAAGATAGGTATCATGTTTGAAAGATTAATGAACGAAATAGCAAATGGTAAATTTGGTTCGAAACTTTTTGATGATTATATGCTCACCGTTGACAAACCCGTTACGCTTAAAAAACAATGGCCCGAAAGTATAAGAACATTTTTTGAGCATGGAGATGGTCCACATTGGTGGGATAAGAATAAAGACACAGTACCTTATAAGGTAATCAACAATGTGAAAATTAATAAAGACGATATATTAAGAGAGACGCAAAAAATATGTGTACACGCAAATAAGATTTTCAATGGCAAGGTTACTATAAATTCTGTAAGGAAAAGTTGTCAACCCGAACTACCTTTTTATAAGTTAGACAGTGAAGCGTGTCCGAATCTAAAAAAACTCATAGACACTATAGGCTTTACTAATATTCTAACCATAGATACACAGATTCTCGAACCAAATAGTTTTCTCCGTATGCACAAAGATGATATCTATGAAGAAGATGTTTTACCATACATCAGAAATTGTAAAAAATTCTACTGGACTTTAACCGACCATACTGAATGTTATTTCAAGATAGGAAAAAGTGGACTGTTACCATTAGACAAGCCAACTTTGATTAACAACGTAGAACACGTCCATTCCATGGTCAGCGAAAGAAACGATTATAGGACTATTCTTTCTATATACGGCGAATTGCCAGATGATAAGTAATCAATATAGGAGCATATTATTATGGTAGCAAGACCCACAAGAAAAAGAATGTACAGGACCATGCAGGGCAAAATGGTGGATATAGAGAAATTACGAGCGGCCAATGAATCAACAAGAGCAGTTGGTAATATGAACGTGAACGCCAGGGGCGACGTTTTAGGTCCCAGCGGACAGATCGTCACAAAGAAAGAAAACGTGATGAAAAAATATTACGAGCAACCAAAGGGCATGGTAGACGACACGCCTGCAAGGGCGAAACCAACACCGGCACGTAGGACACCACCTACTGCCCAGGCAGATCAACAAGTAAAAGTAATCCGTCAGCCAGAAGTACAAGTGATGACCCCAATGGCACCTTCGGCGGAACCACAGCAAGAAGCCAAAAAAATAGTAACACCAGAGGTTAACCCTGAATCAAAACAAGTGGAAACTTTCAAACCAAAGACCACGACAACTGCCAAATCAGGTATTGACGCGGCACTTGACGGCTTAGAATAAATTCAGTATAATACTTCTACATGGGACAGATAGAAGACTTACAATCAAAAGGATTTGGATCACACGGTGGAAAGCAGTACGCTGTTGACTATGACATCACACCACTCAAGAAAAGGGTGTTGGTCTCAGACATGCAATTTGGTGCAACAAAGACCAAGGGCGGAATCATACTAATGGACGACGATGGAACAGAGGCAGGAATACATCCTAGATGGGCCAAAGTTTATGCAATCGGCGATCAACAGGACGACGTCAAAGTGGGTGAATGGGTGCTAGTCGCACACGGCAGATGGTCAAGGGCACTAAAGGTCAAGAAGGACGGCAATGAGTTAGAAGTGAGGATGATAGATGAAAACGATATCCTTCTAGTTTCTAATGATGAACCAGATTTCAACAACAGGCAGGCCGGCTACATCAACACGGGCGGTATGCGACAGATGACCTCACTGCCGGGTAATGACTAAACTACACACCTGTTACGTCTGCAACAAACAATTCTACAACGCAATATACTGGTATGACAGCCTGCACGACACAAAATATGACAAACGTATCATTAGACCATTCTGTGGTCCACCTTGTGCAAACCGGTACAGGGAGATATCAGATGTCAACGAATATCCATTACGTAGGCCTATACCGCATGGACCGGAATGGCAGATAATAGACAACATAGACTTTATAGATTATGAAACCGATTGATGTTGAGATAAAGAAACTTGTGACCATGGCTGACATAGGCCTAGGAGTTGAACGGCCGTTGAACAAAGAGAAGAGAAACTGGATCAAAGGCCTCACAAAGAACAAGAAACAAAAGCCTATACTAGTTGCACCCATAAAAGATTCTGGATACTTCATATTGTTAGATGGTTGGCACAGGGTACAGGCATTGAAGAAGCAACGTAAGAAGACTGCGATAGCAATCAAATTACCAGTCGCACAAGGTTTACAACTGGCCAAGGCAAACAAGATCCTCAGAGATGTTGATAGGGATAGCAAATTCCGGTTGAAAGTGTCTGGCCTTATAAACGATTGGGCACAATCACAAATTGACAAATAACACGTCTGTGTTATAATAACTGTATGCGTATAGGTTTCTGTTGCAAATGGCTCAATGATCCTTCCGAATTTGGTGGTATGAAAGTGAACGCCAAGGATAGAGATCTCAATGGCCGTTCAACCACGATGCGTTGGTTGAGAGAACACAAGGACGAGGCAGAACAGAGGCAGTGGGACATCATGAACCACAACGCCACGGCGGCACGTAGACTGATAGAACGTGTGGGCACACTCCCAAAGGAACGTAGGCAGGTGAGGCTAGGTAGCGAGATGCTACAAGGCTACACAGAAAAGGACTGGAAGAGTTGGTGGCAACAGCCACATATCCAACAACATTGTGAGAGCATATTCGCACCGGTTGGCGAGATGTCTAGGAGGCTTGACGTCAAGGTCAGTTTCCATCCAGGACAGTTCTGTGTGTTGTCCAGCGCCACTCCAGACATAGTAGAGAGGAGCATAGAAGAATTCGAATACCACGCGGACATGGCACGTTGGATGGGATTCGGCAAAAGTTTCCAAGACGGTTGCAAGATAAACGTACACATCTCTGGCCGACAAGGACCAGATGGCATCAGAAGAGCACTACCAAGATTGTCGCAAGAAGCAAGGAACCTGATAACGATAGAGAATGACGAGATGGGTTGGGGATTGGACGCCAGCCTCGAACTGGAGAAGGATCTCGCTCTCGTGATGGACATCCACCACCACTGGATAAGAGATGAAGAATACATCGAGGCAACAGACGACAGGGTAAAACGTGTGATAGATTCGTGGCGTGGACAACGTCCAACGATGCATTATTCCTATTCAAGAGACGAACATCTGGCAGTTGCAGGACTAGGAGATAAAACACACACGGAGATGCATGACATCAAGATGTTGTTGGAACGTGGTTGCAAGAAACAGAAACTGAGGGCACACTCGGACCTATTACCAAATCGTAAGGTAAATGACTGGGCACTGAGTTTCTCAGAGAACTTCGACATACAAGTGGAGGCCAAAGGTAAGAACATGGCCTCGGAACAATTATATAGACAAGCGAAGGAAAATTCTGTAATATAGTATTGATGAAGCAATACAATCTTACTGTGAACGTGGGCGACATTATCGAAGTGGGAAGGTTCAGAAACGTTGCCACAAAAATTAAAAACATCAAGTTGGACGAAAACGGACAACCTGTTATAATAACAAGCAAGGGTGCTAAAAAATTATTGAGCTGTAGACTAGCAAAACTACATCCTGGTAGCAAGACACCAAAACAAATACTAATGGAAAAACGTAAATGAAAGAACTCTGGGTAGAGAAGTATAGACCAAAAACACTCAAGGAATATGTTGTGCGTGACGAGGCACAGAGACAGCAGATACAGAGCTGGATCAATGACAAAGCCATACCACACCTGTTGTTGTCAGGTGCTCCAGGCGTGGGCAAGACCACACTGGCCAAGGTGCTGTTCTCGGAACTGGACGTCAGCAGTTATGACATCCTAGAGATAAACGCATCCAGGGAGAACTCAGTGGACACTGTGAGAGAGAAAATAAATTCATTCGTACAAATAATGCCTTTCGGTGCATACAAATATGTTTTGCTTGACGAGGCAGATTACATGTCGCCCAATGGACAAGCCGCTTTAAGGGGAGTCATGGAGATGTATCACACATCGGCGAGATTCATATTGACTTGCAACTATCCCAACAGGGTGATCCCAGCACTGCATTCAAGATGCCAAGGGTTCCACATGGAAACCATAGACAAGACTGAATTCACGGCGAGAGCGTGTGAGATATTGATACAGGAAGGAGTCACTCCTGACATAGAAGTACTGGACACGTATGTTAAGGCCAGTTATCCGGATCTGAGGAAGTGCATCAACATGCTACAACAGAACTGCAGGGATGGCCGACTAATGCCACCAGCAACGGGAGACTCAGGACAACAGGACTACAGACTACAGATGGTTGATCTGTTCAAGCAGGGCAAGATTCAAGAAGCAAGGAAACTTGTATGTGCCCAGGCGAGACCCGAGGAGTGTGAAGAGATATACAGATGGTTGTATGACAACTTGGAAATCATATCCAAAGATGAGGACGCACAGGACAAAGCGGTGCTAATTATCAAGCAGGGATTGGTGGATCACTCATTCGTAGCAGATCCTGAGATCAATCTAGCAAGTGTGATGATCAAACTGGCGAGGTTATCAAATGGGTAGTAAACACAACAAAAAAAGATTCTTCTGCGTGAAATACGTAATAAAACCGGACAAGAAGTTTGACGAGTTTGTCGAACTGTCCAAGAAAAAGATAGGACCAGGCAAGATGAGGGAATACACCGTGGTGTTGGATCTCATCAACAAGGAAATCATCAAGAATGAGCTACCGGGTATTCCATTAGCACAACGTGATCAAATACCCTACGAAAGAATCGAACAGCACTACCGACAGTGGTACGCAGAAGCCATTGATAATTTCATCAAATAATTGACAACATAAGTATTGCTATGAAAGTAGTACCCAGCGTCGAGTTCAATATTACCAATGTGTGTAATTTGGCGTGTACAGGTTGCAACAGATTCAATCACATGAATCTCACAGGATACGAGGACTAGAAAAAACACAGAGAGGCATACAAAAACTTTTCCAAACACGTCGAGATCAGCGAGGTGCACGTCCTTGGTGGTGAACCACTTATGCATCCAATGATCAACGAGATACTAGACGACGTGAGGTCTTGGTTCCCTGAACAACAATTACGGATAGTCACTAATGGACTCCTTGTACACAAGATCAAAGGATTTTTGGACGCTGTGAAAAGAAATAACGTGTCAATGAATATCTACATTCACAACAGAGAATGGAGGATTCCAGTATACGAAAAATTATGTGAGGCCACAAAAGAAAAAATTAGACTAAAGTGGCGTAGGAACCACCCCGGATGGGAACTTGCCGACTTTGAATTCAATGGCTGTATGCACACGTTCAATCTAGCCGAACACTTCACACAAAACACCCTCGGTGAACCTGTAAGAGACATATTGCAACCATACGAAAGTGATCGTGAAAAGGCATTTAAGGCCTGCGCGACTCCTTGTCCTACGCTGAATGGTGGCAAGTTTTACAAGTGCCCAATAAGCCATGCGTTGCCCGACGTGATAAGACAGAAAAACAACATCAATTACACGCAAGATCAAAAAGACCTTATAGACACATTCCCATTCGTGCCTTGCGATTCTGTGCAATCGTTCCCTGACGAAAAATTTCACGCACTAGTAAACGAAAGTATCAAACAGTGTTCCTTGTGTCCCGAAAAACAGCAATACCACAAGATAGGAAAAATGGATATTAGTCCAAATTACTTCTAGAGTACATCCTCCGCAGGTAAGCCAGTCTCCTAGCCTTCCACAACTTCAACAGCACACGGCGCCTACGCCTGTCCTTCTGCTTCCTTATCCTCAGCCATTCTTGATTTAAGGTGTACAATTTGACACGCTTGTCGTAGATACGTTTTTTCCTCATCTCCTTCCATAATTTCCGTTGGAATAAAGGCCGTAGTTGTAGGCTTTGATATGATAGCATAATGCTCCTGTAGGTTGTTGTATTGATTTTTGATTCTGTTTTGATATGGAATCATGTACAAATACTTACAATCATTTTTCCAAATTTTGTATGCATATTTTACAACGCAGATATTTCGGATAAATAACACTTGCTATGCATGATGTTCTAGACATAATCAGAAACGTACAGTCATTATACGCGGTGGGTCCGACACTAGGAATATTGAAGGACTTCGAACGTGTGATAGATGAACTGGACGTGTACGTGTTTGCCAATTGGGAAGAGGGCGAGTTGCTGTCTGGTCCGGTTGATTCGAGACACTTTGTCACTTGCAGTTTCATGTGGCCAGCGGACAAGATGCCTGACCCTGCAGGAGGAAAGCGATTGCTAGACAGAGGTTGTAAGGTAACTTACAAGAGAGACGAATTACTAAAACCTAGAAAGATCAAATCTCCAGAAGACTATAGGCCTGGCACCACAAAAGGCAAGATTGATGCCCATGACATCTGGGTAGTGGAAATACGAATGCCAAAAGAACTGATTGGTAATTTCAAACACGGAAAAGACGAGATAGAAAACCAAGATGCCACAGACGAGGCATCTGGAGAATTAAGTAATCTAAATGACATTTCTTAAAGAAGGATTAAAAGCGGGTGACCTCGAGGGAGTAGTCCACAAAAGATTCACTGTGGATCAATTCAAAAGCAAGATGGGAGATGATAAGAATATCATGGTCCTAGCATTCTCTGTGGACGGACAGGCTCCGGCAAAAGACCTGGAGCGTTTCGCGGAGACAGGATACAAGGAAGTGCTGGACGCGGATTGTACACCTGGCACAATGGCTGACGGAAAGCACAGGGTATTCGTTGAGTTTGCAAGAACAGAGCAAGTGGACCAACACATCAGAAAATTTTTAGATGATCTCAAGAAACTCACAAACATTGAAATTTTTGAGTTCTCATATCACAAAGATCCAACAGTGTTTGAAGCATCGTCAAAAAATCTTTCAGATATACTGCCGAGAACACCTATTGCATACTCACAGAAGATACAAGGTTTGAGGCTCGGAGAAATGAAAACTTTCTTTGACAAGTTCCAGATGATGGAATTCAAACTGGACAACAATATTGTGGAGATAAAGAAGCAGAATGCGGACACACTGAAGTTCGAACTACACGCGTTCGGTCCAACAAATCTCATAATGAACGAAGTCAAGGCATTTAGGCTGGACGAGTCAGCAATCAGTGAGTGTTTGTTCCTAACCAAATACTTCGGACCATATCATATTACCAAAACCACAGAAGACAGATTCATTTTCAGCAAGGATGGTGAGTCATGTCTAGTAAGTAAGAGTGGATGGTAAGATTAAGTCAAAATTTCACGTTACAAGAATTCACAAAGAGTCAGACTGCCCTGAGGCAGGGCATAGACAACACACCAGGTGAAGAACATCTGGCAAACGCAAAAGAACTTTTTGAAAACGTGGTGCAGAAGGTGAGAGACAATTTTGGAGTCACTGTGATCAATAGTGGATACCGAGGACCAGCACTCAATGAAGCAGTTGGTGGATCATCAAAATCACAACACTGCAAAGGTGAGGCCGTTGACATAGAATGTCCGGGGACACCAAACTACGATGTCGCAAAATTCATAGAAGACAACCTAGACTTTGACCAACTTATCCTGGAGTTCTACACACCAGGCATACCTGACTCAGGTTGGGTACACGTTTCTTACAAGACGGAAGGCAATCGCAAGAGTGTGCTGACTGCGATGAAAGAAGATGGCAAGACAGTCTACAAACCAGGCCTCATACAGTAACCCTGTAATCAGATTAGAGAAAGAACTCGCAGACTTTACTGGCGCACCCTACGTGGTGGCTACAGATTGTTGCACACACGCCCTTGAACTCTGTCTCAGATACGACAATGTAAAGAAGTTATCAAGCACCTGTTACACGTACCTAAGTGTTCCCATGACTTTCGTAAAACTCGGAATAGATTACCAATTGAAAGAGGAACACTGGATAGGTGAGTACAATCTAAAAGGCACACGAATATGGGACAGTGCAAGACTACTGCACCCAAAGATGTATAGAAGGGGGCAACTCCAGTGTGTCAGTTTCGGAAACGGAAAACCCTTAGACAACAAAAGGGGTGGTGCCATATTGTGTGGGACTGACAAAGATTACGAGGTGTTGAAGAGCATGAGTTACGACGGCAGGGATCCACTAGTGGAAAAATGGCATATGCAAAAAGAATTTCGATTGGGGTTCCATTACAACATGCCTTATGAACACGCTGAAAGTTTATTGCTACTTCTAGATCAGTACAAGAAAAAAGACAGTCACTTGCCTAAGATTGTGGAATATCCAGACTGCAGGAAAATCAGCATTAAGAATTGAGACTCTTGTAGATCTGCGTTATCAGATTGTCATCGCCAAAACACTCGTGCATTATCTCAAGATTTTGTTTCCTATTACGTGAATGCCTTTTTGTCCAGAACACTTCGAAGTTATGCTGGGCAGATGCTGACAGGTGTCCACGGAGATTGTTGTCGTTGATTATATTCCGGCAGAACAACTTCAAGGCATCTAACCTGTCTTGCAAGTTATCAGATGTAAACCATCTGGAATAAAATGCATCGCCTGGCAGTTGATAACCATCGGCTATCAATTTAGAGTACATTTCTTGACTACCTAGGAATACTATCGGAATACCTAGTAAAATAGGACGATAGGTCTTTTCGGACAGATCGGATATTCCTTGATGGCTACTTTCCAACACTATCTCACAGAAACACTCTTCGTATGCTGGAAACATAGGCGCACCTACCAGTCCAAGATTGTTTGCTGGGGTCACGAGTGCGTTTAATCCGTTTATAAAATGTTCGTCTTTTGTTGCGTTTTTGATGTCATCTATTAAATTAGAGTTCTGTGGAGTGACCTCTATCGTTTCGTCGTCGACTACTTTACTGCCAACCATTACAATACTGTTGTTCAACAACTGATTTTCCATAAGATAGTCATACACTGATTTTCTAAATTCGTTCTTCAAGACAGTTGCAAAAAGAAAATCCTTTGACGTGGTTGTCCTGTTGCGTTGCAATTCAAAAGCCAGTGACTCAAACACAGGATCATTGAGATTCTGTTCAATCTCATTTCTTATGTGGATCTTTAAGTTACTATAATCTGATGGAACGGCCAAGTTAGATATGACGTGGAAATTCCTATGTTCCCCTAAACTGTTCAATTGTTCAAAAAAATCAATAGACCATCTGAACATATCACGAGAATAGAAAACGATGTGTGTAAGGTCTAATGCTATCACAGATTCCTTGAATCTTTGCCACTCCGATTTGTTTTTGTACAAATCTAGCAACTGTTCTTCAAACACTAAAATGGGAAGGCTTGTCTGTTCGAGGTGTTTTATTGATTTATTCTTTATTATGAACCCAGACTCGTAGTAGAATTGATCCACGAGCCAATCTGGTAAATCTAGACCTATGATGTAGTTGGTTTTTATGAATTCAGACATTGTTTCAATAATTATCTGGTGAATTTTTGGTGTCTATAAGTATTGGTATGCATAAAAAAATCCATCTAGACATCGATTACAAAAAATTTTTATCGCAAGAAATACCCGAAGGTTCAACGTGCATAGCACATCAGGTTGTGGAACTGAAGGATATACACGATAAGTTTTCGGGTGGTTTTCCAAAAACCTATCAATTAGCCAACACAACGATACATCAAAAATTTTGGAACGATAACGAATGTGACTTCAACGAGCTGGGGGACAAGTTGGGCATAGAGCCTGTGACTGTCAGCACCATAATGCAACCGCCAGGCAACGTGATTCCCCTACACAGGGATACCTTCTTCAAGATTAAGACCAAATATCCAGACAACAATAGGACCATAGTGAGGTGCAATATATTCCTTGAGGACTGGAAGGCAGGACACTTCCTACAGTTCGATAATGAGGTGGACACTCACTGGAAACAGGGCGAAGGACACATGTGGGACAGTGAAGTTCTGCACATAGGTGCCAACGCAGGCATGGAGGACAAGTACACCTTACAAGTCAGCGGCTTCCTAAAATAACATGACCACGAGGTACACGAATCTTCCAGATAACAAAGACAAACCCTTCGGAGGTGCCTACAGTGTTCATGACCCGGAAACGTGCCGGACAAGGGACGAGGCGGTCAAAGAATACATAGACAATAATGCAAAGTTAGACAACGAAGCAATCAAGAGCAAATACGTGCAGACATACAAGAAATGGATGTTCGCCACACACCCAAAAATCAAAGGTTGGGAGGACTACAACGAATTGTGTTTTACACAGGGCACGACGGAATCTTTCGCACAGTTCTATTTGCGTTTCAGGGAGTCAAAGAGATTGAGATTGGCCAAGGGAGAGTATTTCTACAATCAGATGATGAAAGGACTCTGGTACAAAGGAAAATTTGCATGGCTTGGTGAGGACGAAATAAGATCCAATGACGTTGTGTTGATAAGTGTGCCTTTCTCAGACACAGGTGCGGTTCCAGACTATCTGGAAAAGTTATTGACCGAGTGCGACAACAATGATGTGCCGGTCATGCTTGATCTTGCTTATATCAATTTATCTGTTGATCTGGAAATAGATCTTACACACAGGTGTATAGAATATGTTGTGTCATCTCTGTCAAAGGTCTTCCCGGTTGAGTTACACAGGATCGGTATACGTATGCAGAGGACGAAATTCGAAGATCAACTGTACGTGGTAAACGGAAAAAATCACAACTACATCAATGTATTGAGTGCATATGTTGGAACTAAACTCATGGAAAAATATCCAGCCAATTACATATACAACAAATATAGACAGAAGCAGTTGGACATGTGCGACAAATTAAATCTGGAAGCATCACCATGCGTGTACTTTGGCATAGACAAACAGAGACAGTTCTCGGAATACAATCGTGGAACAGAATCTAATAGACTGTGTTTTACTAGAATATGGGACGGAAGGATGAAGGATGACAATGAATACTAAAACAATAGTAAGCAGTCACAACGACTGGGATCCGTTAGAAGAATGTTTTGTGGGAGTGGCACGAATGCACGTTTCCCACACTCGATAAAAGCACACATTCTTTTTGTTTCACAACAGAAAAGTATGAAGACATAAAAGACCTAGAAGGTCCTATGGATAAAAAGATCATTGAAGAAGCCAACGAAGATCTTGATATGTTTGCTGACACTCTTAAAAAATTGGGAGTAAAAGTGAGAAGGCCCACGCCACAAGATCACAGCAAGACCTTTGGTACACCGGAGTGGACCACTACCGGATACCAGACATACAGTTGCAGGGATCTGCTGTTGCCATTGGATAATCTTATAATAGACTGTGCATCTCCGTTGAGGAGCAGGTATTTCGAGACAAGGGCATACAGGGATTTCTTATATGAAGTGATGCAGAACGGAACTGAATGGATATCAGCGCCAAAACCCATACTACAAGACAACATATATCAAATGGAGAAGTTGGAGGATCCATCCACACGCAATCTAGAAATCGTGTTTGATGCGCCAAACGTGGTGAGGCTCGGAAATGATCTACTATTCCAGGTCAGTAATTCCGGAACTGAACTAGGTGCCCAGTGGTTGAAAACAATTTTAGAACCAAGGGGTTACAGGATACACATGGCCGAGAAGTTCTACGCCTTTGCACATTTTGACAGCACTGTGTTACCATTACGCCCTGGGTTGGTACTGTTCAACGGTGACAGATTGAACCCAACACGTTATCCAAAAATATTTGAAAAATGGGAAAAGATATTCATCCCGGGCGACAAGATAATAGATGTAGGTTGCTCACTGCCTAATGGTGTCACTACAACTTCACCCTACATAGGTCTGAACTTCTTCAGCGTGAATGAGGAGTTGGTTATCTGTGACCAGAACCAGACACATCTCAGAAAGATGTTAGATCAACACGGCATAGAAACAATAGGCCTTCAAATGCGCCACGCAAGGGCGATGTCGGGCGGCTTCCATTGTGTCACACTGGACACAAAACGCAAAGGCCCTAGGCAAGATTACTTTTAATCAATAAATACGTACATTATGTTTTCACAGATAAAAATGCTGATGACCTTGATTATGGTGATAGGACTAGCCGGAGGTGCGGCCTACATCTACAAACTCAAGGCCGACAACGCCACGTTGAAAGCAAACCAAATCGAACTTGAAAAGGGCATCGAATCACAGGCCAAGTTGTTAGAACAACAGAAGGTGGATTTCGAGGCCATAATGGAGAGCAACAAGAAGCTCAACGCCTTGGTGATGACCTTCAAGAAGGACCTAGAGGACCTGGACAAGAGATTCAACAAGGGCAAGAGAGACATCGGCAAACTGGCCATAGACAGGAC